ATTGCATATTACTGCATATTACTACATATTGCATATTACTGCATATTACTGCATATTGCATATTACTGCATATTACTGCATATTACTACATATTGCATATTACTGCATATTACTGCATATTGCATATTGCAGCATATTGGGTTATTTAAAGATATAATATTATATGTGTAAAATTGATTTAATATTAAAATACATTTAAATGAATACCAAAGTCAGTATAATTGAAGTTGATGAATTAATTAGTGGGGATGTTAATAATATTAATAAAATATTTTATAATCATATTTTTGGTAATCAAGATAATTCAGTACAAATAATATCATATTTATTAGATAATTATATTAGAGTTCCATATTTAAATGAAGAAAATGAATTAATTATTGGTGGTTACGATACACATAATATTAATTGTATAAAACAGCATCCATTTATGCATGAGACAGCATATCAAGCTTTTGCATTTTACATCAAAGATGATTTTGATTGGTCCGACCATAAAATTTTTGAAAGAAGACTACAAATTTTTATACTAACTGCAAAAAAATTTAAAAATGTTTTTAATGAAGTTTATTATAGAAATAGATATGGTAGAACTGTATTACAACAAATTTCATTAAATTTTAATGAAGATACATATAAATTTTATCCAGATTACTTTAAAGAATTTATTGAGGAAAATATATTAGACAAATATAATTTAATACAAGCGAAAAGTAATATAAAAAATGATAGAGATTTTGGAATAGTAGTACCTAAACCAGGAGACTTTGGATTATATACAAAAAAATTAGTAAGATTTAGAATAGAAGATGGCATTGAAAAAAAATATTATAAAAATTAGATGATTTTAGTGGTATCCTTACTTTTTATATTGCCATTTGTCTGAATTATTAATTGAATATATCTGGTATTATTTTTTAAATAACTTTTCATTTTTAACTTTAATTCTTCGTAGAGAAAGAGTTTCCTCTTTTGTTAAACTTACAGCTATAAAACTATCAAATCACCTTTGTGTTTTATCCACGGATAATTAGGACTACCTCCCATGGAATAAATATATAATTTTATAAATTAAATTTTATAAATTTAATATAAAAAATATAGTAAATATACTATAAAAATGATGTAACTTCAATATATGTATCTGTTTGGAATCGTTTTTTATTTATAAAAATTCTTTTTAATTCTAAAACAGCATTATCATAAAAATATATTTGTAATATTCTCATAAAATGTTTTTCTCGTTTTTTTTCATAGAATAAAAATTCTATAGCTTTATAATTATAATTAATACCGTAATGGTCTGTTATTGTAAATGTATTATTGCCAATATATTTAAGTCCTGTTTCTTCTTCTAATTCTCTAATAGCAGTATTAAATGTAATTTTATCAAATTCCTCTTGATTTTTAACTTCATAAATTTCTAATTTATTTTCATTAATAATTATTAATTTATCTTGATTTGTACTAATATCACCTTTATCTATTGTCCCTCCTGGTCCAAGTCTTGGAAATCCAAATTTATTACCAACTTTTAAAAATGTATCTTCATAAAATTTTTGATCATACATTTCAATTTTAACTTTATTAAATAATTTATTATCTAAATATTTAATAAATATATGATCATTATTAAAATTATATTCTTTATATATAATATCCATAAGATTAAAATGCCTTTTAACATCTCTATTATTAGCACTTTCTATAAGGTTTGTTAAAAATTCATCACTAACACTTTCGCCATTAATACTTTTAAAACTTAAATAATAAGATTTTAAATCACTAGCAAATGGTACAAAATATTCTATTTCACTAAAACAATCTAATTCTAATATATCTTCATTTAATTCAAATAAATAATTTTCTTGTGAATTATTATATTTGTTAACATTTTTTAATTTATATTTACCTATTGATTTTCTTTTTTTATTCTTTCTATCGTAATAATTTTGACATTTTACTCCTTTCAACTTAAGCATAATTAATACTTATATAATTTATTTATAAATCAATTTTATCAAATAAATACATATTATCAAATTTTATATTAAAATTATTATTAAAAATTTTATTACAATTTTTATTTTACCAGGTATAGTAAATTAAGAAGGTTTGCCTGTTTCAAGACGTGTAAATTTTGATTTTGATGTATCGTGTAATACATCTGATGATTTTTTACATAAATAACTTGGTCTTTCTAATTTATTTATAGAATTATAAGCTATCTTGTAAATATTTTTTGCTCCGTTACAATATCTATTCCACACATTAGAACAGCTCTTACAGCTAATTAACCCGTGGACGAGTCTAAGATTATTACTGAATGGTTTTGGATTTTCTCTAACCATAAATTTTGTCACAACTACCACCATTACATTTAGAACATTTACAACTTGTCCGAAACTCATCTACTAAATATGTTTTATAAAACATTTACAACTTGTCCGAAACTCATCTACTAAATATGTTTTATAACCATTTTTCGATAGTGAAAAAGAATATATTAGTAAAACTAAAAAAGATGGATGTGAAACCTACTTAAATCTAAGATGTTTAGAATGTAATGCAGATGTAAATACAACAAATATTGATAATTTAATTAATAATAAACATTTATGTTGTAAATGTTATAAAAAAAAAGTGAAAAATGTCTAGGTGAATTATTAGAAGAAATTTTTCCTGATAATAAATTTATCAAAATTAGACCTAATTGGATTAAAAATAAAGAAGGTAATAGTATTGAATTAGATTTTTATTGTGAATATTTAAAGTTAGCATTTGAATATCAAGGAGGACAACACGAAAAATATGTTCCATTTTATCATAGAGGGGATATTAATAATTTTTATAAACAACAAGAACACGATAAAATTAAAAAAGAAATATGTGAGAAAAAAGGAATTAAATTAATTTGTGTTCCAAGTAAATATGATTATACAAATCCAATAGAAATGTGTGAATATATTTTAGACAATTTATAAATTATAATTTATGTTCAATTATATCTATAGTTTCTAATCTTAGATGATAATTATTATCTATCTGTACTAATTTAAGTTTATATTCATTTCTAATAGAATTAGAAATAATACTTAATTGTAGATGTTTTTGTATTTGTTTGACTATATTTTGTTCTTGTTGATAAAGGACATTATGTTCAACTTCTAAAGATTCATATTGATTATAATTATCATCTTCATCATCTCCATTATTTGTAGATATATTTTTTGATAAATTATGTAAATCTTTGATTAATTTTTTATGGTTTTGAATAATTGTTTTAAATAATTCATCTATATCTGTTTTACGTACATCTTGATATTGTTTTCTTTCAATTAGAACAGAATGTCGAATAAATAATGTTAATTGTTCTATATCGCCATCTTGCTCTCTTGGTGGAAGTGTATCTTGTAGAATACAATTAGAAATAAATCTAACTAAGAATGTTGTCCATTCTATTATGAAATCGTAGATTATACCACCTTCAGTTGTTCTAATCTCAATATAATCACCATCGTGTTTTATATTTATAGCTGTAGATTTTATATAAATTTTATTGAAAGTATCATTTTCATCCGTTTTAACATGATTATAATATGCTTGCCAATTATCTTGAACTAATTCACCGGTTGGTCCAACTAATCCTTTCAGTCTTTTACTCCACATATTAATGTCAGTAAGACGTTCTGGTGATATAAATGATAATATAGATTCCTCAAAATATACCCAGTAACTTAGAATTTTTGAAATATGTGGTTTTAAATCAAAATTTTGAAATGATATATTAACATGTAAGCCTTGGGATTCATTTGTCATATATGTAAAGTTATCATTTGTTATAACATTATCATATATAATTTTAAAATCATTATAATTATTATAAGGTAAGATTTTTGAAATTATTTCTATAGGATAGAAAGTACATCTATCATTAATTTTTGGATAATAATATTTGACAGGTAAGTTACTATCAGATTCATCACATTTAACAGTTGGATCATAAATTACATTATATTTATTGTAATCTAATTTGTCACTATGTATAACAGGTTCAAATTCATCATTTATTATATAATCATATTTATCAAATTGAACATCATCGTTAAGAAATTGTGTTTTTCTTTTTTGTTTTTCTATTTTTTTATTATACTTTAAAATTAGTGCATTTCTTTCTTTTATTATATTGTTTGCCATAGATGCATACTTTATAACTGGTTCATTTGCATCTATATCTAAATTACCAACTTTATCATTAAAACATACACATGTTTCAATTTCTATACCATAATAACATTTTTCTAATAATTTATTTAAATCTAAACTTTCAGTTTTCATACCAGCATAAATTTTATTTTTAGCATTTAATTTCCCAAGTTTTAATTTATATTTTAAATATTTGTTTTTCCAATCTACCATTTTACTTTAATAGAATATAAAAAAATTTAAAAAAATGATAAGGAAAATTTATCAGAAAAAGAAATATTAGAAAAAAAGAATTAAGTATAATTAAGTTGGAATGTAAAAAAAAATATTACTGTATTTGATGATAGTATTATTATGGAAAGAGAGTTAGCATTTGAATATTAAGGTATTCAACACGAACAATATGTTCCATTTTTCCATCAAGGTGATATTAATAATTTTTATAAACAACAAGAACACGATAGAATTAAAAAAGAAATATGTGAAAAAAAAGGAATTAAATTAATTTGTGTTCCACGTAAATATGATTATACAAATCCATTAGAAATATGTGAATATATTTTAGAATATGTTTAAATTAAAATTTATGTTTTAAGTTTTTATAATTTAATATATGCTTATTATATATAATGGTTGATTATAAATATAAATATTTAAAATATAAAAAAAAGTATCAAAAAGCTGGTGCATACATTTCACGAGTGCAAAATATGACTGAAGTAAGACCCCAACAACATTTTAAGGAATATAATACTACAATAAATATATGTGGAGCTTGTAATTTTAAACAATATAAATTTGGAAATAGATTGATAACATTAATTGGTGAAAATCATGATAGTGATTTTATACAAAATGAAACTCAATTAAAAAAACAAAAAAGTACTGATATTAGTGTAACAGATTATGTTTTACAAGTATTAAAATCTAATCAAAATGCGAAAGTTGTTATTGAAAATCCAGTATATACACCGTTTATGCGTATAATAAGTATGGGGTCTAACGCATTAACTCAAATCCCATTATTTTTGAATGGAGAAGGTATGTGTAATCGTTTAACAAATATTGACTGGAGATGTTATTTTATTTCAAGTAATTTTATACAAAAAATTTATCATTCAATTTTAAAAAATGATGATAATACATATATACATCCAGATGAATTAAAATTATATACTGTGCCAGATAATTTTAATGATTTTATTAACGAACAAATTAAAAATCCAGTTCCTTCACCATGCTCAGTATCAGAGATAGATTGTGAATCTGATAAAATAACAGAAGGTAAATTATCAAGTACATCTATAGAAACATTAAATGAATTTGAAGGAGAGATACAGTTATGTAATAATGTAATACAAGATATAACTGAAAAATATACTAATTTATATGAAAAAAATGAACTTACCGATACATTTATAAAAGATATACAAATAATTATGAAGGAATGTTTAAATTATATTTTAGATTATTTTTGTTTAAGAGAATTATTGTTAGAAAATGAATATGATGAAATAATTGCTGTTACAGGAGATGCACATACTGTTATGATAAGTGCATTTTTAGATGAACAAAAAGATGTAGAAAAATTAATTTCAATAGAAATTGAGTGTACATCACACAAAGATTCTATACAGTGTATATCTTTAAATAATACATATTATAAAAATGAAGCAGAGTTGATTATGAAATAAATATCACTTTTATAATTATTTAATTAATATATATTTTTTTTAAGTTTTTATAATTTAATATATATGTTTATTATATAAAATGATAGATTATAAATATTTATAATATAAAAAAAAATATTTATTAGGAGCTGGGAAAAATAGAAATAGAAGTAGAAGTAAAAATAATAGCACAGAAACAAGTATATTTCAATTAACTTCTGTTGGTTGGACCAAAAATAATTTAGAAAATATTGAAAATAGACAGAATTTATTATCATTATTAGAAGATTGCTTTGAAAATGATAATGCTGAACAATATAAATTAGAAGAATTAAATTCAATTGATTGGATATTATTAATGAAAAAAGGAGAAATACTTGAAGAAGGAGAAATACTTGAAGAAGGAGAAATACTTGAAGAAGGAGAAATACTCGGTTGTTTAAGTTATGAAATTAATGAAATTGACAATAATTTTGTTGTAGAAATATCTAATATATATAGTTTTGTTTCATTAAAATATAAAGGAATTTGTAAGTATTTATTAGGTAATTTTTTAAAAAATACAGATATTAATATTTTTACTTTGAAAGTTAAAAATGATAATTTAGGTGCGATTAAATGTTATCAATCTTGTAGTTTTGAAATAAAATCAGAAGAAAATAATATAATTGAGATGGTGTTTAAAAAAAAATATTATAAATAAAATATATTTATATAATATATGAAATTTGATCAAAATAATTTACATTGGTCAAAATATTTAAGTTACTATATATTTTTATGGTTTTTACTGTATCAATGTAATTTTAGTAAATTTAATCCATTAATTTTATGTGGTTTAACAATAGTGTATGCTATTTATAAATTTTTAATGGTTTGTTTAGATATTTTAAAAAGTAAAAAAAAAATAGAAATAAATTTAAAAGTAATTAAGATAGTACTACTATGGGTATTTCAGTTAGTAATTTTAGATATTATACCGTATTTTTTAATAAAAAATAAAAATGTTGATAAGAATTCATTAATATTTACTATAATATTTGTACTATCGTATATATTTCTTATGAAATATTTATATGATTATAATATTAACGATATTATTAATATTTATAATACTGATTTTACTAAATTTTTAGATACAAGTATAAAAGATTTTACAATTCAAGTATTTCCAATATTAGAAAATATATTATAATATTTAAAAGTATATAAAAAGTTATTAATAAATATTAATTAATGGTAAGAATAGAGGAAGATATTAAGTTGGATTTTTCTGATGTATTAATCAAACCAAAACGTAGTAATGTGAATTCAAGAAGTCTTGTAAATTTAGAAAGAACTATAAAATTTAAACATTCAAAACAAATTTGGACAGGAATTCCTATTATAATTTCTAATATGGATACAACAGGAACTTTTGAAATGTTTTATGAATGTTGTAAATATAAAATTATAACTTGTATTCATAAACATTATAGTATAGAAGAATGGACAAATTTTTCTTATGATAGTAAAATTGAATGGGATTATATTTGTTTATCAACAGGAATTAGTGATGATGATATAAAAAAAACAATTAAAATTATAGGTATATGTTCCCAAATTAAAATAATTTGTATTGATGTTGCAAATGGATATTTAGAAAATTTTGTTATTAAAGTTAAAAATTTACGAATTTTATTTCCACATCATACACTAATTGTTGGAAATGTTGTTTGTAGTACAATGACACAAGAATTAATTTTAGCAGGTGCTGATGTTGTAAAATGTGGTATTGGTCCTGGAAGTGTATGTACAACAAGAAAGATTACAGGAATAGGAATGCCACAATTAAGTTGTATTTTTGAATGCAGTAACGTTGCACATGAGTTAGAAGGTTTTATAGTTAGTGATGGAGGATGTACTACTCCAGGTTGTATTGCTAAAGCATTTGCTGGTGATTCCGACTTTGTAATGTTAGGAGGCATGATAGCAGGACATGAACAATCAGGAGGTAAATTAATTGATGAAAATGGAGAAAAATTTAAAATATTTTATGGAATGTCTTCAAAAGAAGCACAAGATAAACATAGTGGAGGATTAAAAAATTATAGAGCAAGTGAAGGTAAGTGTGTAAAAATACCTTATAGAGGAGATATTAATAATACTATAAAGGAAATACTTGGTGGTATTAGATCAACTTGTACATATATTGGAGCAAAAAAAATAGAGGAAATGTCGGGAAAAACTACATTTATAAAAGTTAATAGAACTGTAAATAATATTTTTGGAAATTAATTAAAATCTTTTAAAAAATTTACATCAGTATTTAAAACATTATTAGTTATATTTAATCCACAATATTTAGTAGGTTTATTTGTATAATTAGTATATTTATATAATTTATACTCAATAGCTTTTTTTAGTAAAAATTTAAAATTAGACCAAAATTCAGGAGTATGACCTATTGATTCAGACATTATATGTGCTAATTCATGACTAATAACATATAATAAAATATTATAATCTTCAAATTTTTGATTTTTTTTATCTCTTAAACATAAATATAAATGTTTTCCTTTATTAATAGAATAAGAAGTAAAAAGACTATTTTTAGGTGTTTCATGAATTCTATTGGGTTTAAAATTTTTATATAAACGCATAATAGGTTTATCATTTGGATACTGTTTAACTAGTTTATTTATAAGTATTTTAATATCATTATTTATTTTTGATAAAAGACTAGCAGCGATATTTTTATCAATTTCATTTCTAACTAAATATTTTTTTTTATCTATTTTTGATATTACTGGTACAAGACCATATTGATATTTATTTTTTCTATATATAATAAAAATAACAACTAAAATTAATATATTAATTGTAAATAGTATGTAATTAACTTTCATTTATTATTATATTATAAAAAAAAGCTACGAATTAAGTTTTTTATAATGTAATAATAAATAAAAAGGGTTTCAAATTATGTTAAATAGAAGTATGTTAATAATATTCAAAAACTAAGAAATAAAAGGTAGAAAGAATACTTTATAAGTTATATAGAAATAGTGTTATAAAATATTAAGAATAATATTTATTAAAATACATCCTATTACACTACATTATTACATATATGTTATATAAATTATATAATAAAAAAGAATTTAATATTCTACCTATTATTGGTAAATATGTTTATTCAGCAGAATATATAACGCAAATGAATAGTAAAATTTACAATTATTAATTCTAATAATGAAAGTAAAATTATACATTATGAAAGAAAATAGTAATTCAGATAATGAAATAATCAATAAAGGACAAATAGTTGATACTGTATAAATTTTATCATATTTTAATTTTGCTGGAAATTCATGAGAAAAAACTTATGATAAAACTGATGATATCACATATGTTAATTATTTTTAAAGATTTAAATAATAATGTTTATTTTATTGATAAACAAATAGATGAATTATATAAATATTTCAAAATATATGAAAATTATTTAAAGATATTAGTGTTTATTTTTTGAATTAATAAATACTAATATTTATTTATCATCAGTTGATAAATCTAATAAAACTTTAACATATAATAAATCTATAGATAATTATGGTCTTTTATGTTGAAAAACAAAAATAAAAAAAATAAATAAAATAAGGATTTAGAATTACATTGCAAGAATTTATCAAAAAATTAAACAATTACAACAATTAATATATATATAAAATAAAAATAAACTAAGAGATTGATTCACTCAAGATAATTAACTATTAATTATATAATATAAATATTATTCTATTTAAATTGATATAAAATTAATATAAAATTGATTTATATAATATATATATATTAAATGTCAAACACACCATTATCAGTAAATATGGTAGATTGGGATAGTACAGATATAAATAATAAATTTATAATAAATGGATATGGTATTGATAATGATGGTAATAATATAGGTTTAAAAATTACTGATTTTAAACCTGAATATTTTATTAGAATAAAAGATAAGGAAGATAGAGAGTTAATTGATGTAATTGAAGATAGAATAAATTTATTTATTAAAAATTTAGAATTAATTAGTAAAAAAAGTTTATATTGTAAGAAAACAGGTGAAAGTGAAAGTGAAAGTGAAAGTGATAGTGAAAGTGATAGTGATGAAAAAAATAAAAAGAAAAAATGTAATTGTTTGAATTGCTTAAATATAGATTTATTAAAATCTTATCCAGATGAATATGATTTTTATAAAAATTCAAATTATTATAAAAAATTAGGAAATAATATAAATAATGAAGATACAATCATTATAGAAAAAAAAGATTTATATGATGGATTTAATTATGATAAAAAAAAACATACTTCTTCAAAATATTATGAATTTTTACAGATATCATTTAATAATATAAAAAGTTTTAATAAAGTAAAAAGATTATTATTTTATGAAATATTTGAACCTAGATTAAATAAAAAAGTTAAAAACAGATTTATTAAAATAGATGGAATTCCTATTTATCAATTAAATATAGATTTTTATGAAACAAGTATTTTACCATTATTAAGATTTTTCCATAAAAGACAAATTAAACCGGTTGGTTGGATTAATATTGATAAAACTAATCTTACTTGTATTAAAGACCAAACATATTTTAATTGTGATGAATGTTATGAAGTAGAATGGAATAAAATTAATCCATCAGATAGAATAGATTTTGGTAATTTTAAAATTATGTCTTGGGATATTGAAGCGGATAGTGAATATGGTGATTTTCCCTCTGCAATTAAAGAATACAATAAACAAGCTTCTGAAATAGCAGATTACTATCTTGAAAAAATTAATAATAATAAAGATGTTACAAAGATACATATTAATAGTATTTTAAAAAAAATGTTTAATTATGAAGATGATATAGATGAAATTTATAAAAAAGATGTAACTTATATAAATAAAATTTATTTTAAAAAGGATATTACAAAATTATTAATAAAAACACCTGTTGAACTTAAAAAATTTATAAAAAAAATCAGTAGTAAAATTTTTGATATATGTGTAGAAAATAAAGATAATAAAAATTATAAAAAAGATAATTTAATATTTCAAAAATGGATCAATGAAAAAAAAAATGAAAAAAAAAAACAAGATAATAATGGTAATGATTCTGATTTTTATTCTGATGATTTTGATAGTGAAGAAGAATTTATAAATAAAAAAGAAGAAGAGGAAGCAGAATTAAAATCTAATAGGGATATTATAGTATATAGAATAAATAAATTATTAATTAATAAATTTGGAAAACATGTAAGAGGAGATAGAATTACTCAAATAGGTGCTGTATTTTATAAATATGGAAAACAAGATGAATATGATAAATTTATATTAACACTAGGTTCATGTGATACATTTACTGATGATTCTATTATAATTAAAACAACAAATGATAATAATAAATTAAGAACTTCTAAAGATATTATAAAAAAAGCACTGGAATATGATGAAAATCATACAAAAATTATTCCATTTTATATAAAAGAAAAATACGATAATTTTAATAATAAAGAATTAGATAAACTTGAAAAAAAATTAATTTTATCATTTAAAGAACTTATAGTTCAATATAATCCTGATATGATATTAGCTTTTAATAACTTTGGTTTTGATAATCCATTTTTAATGAATAGATGTAAAGAGTTAAAATTACTTGATATTAAATGTAATAATAAATTTTGTAAAGGATTAGCAAAATATTGTTATTCAAGGAATCCAGATATTGTATACTGTGAGTATTGTAAGACAGATAATATGATTAAAGCAGATTTAAAAGAAACATTTAATATTAATAGACTTAATACTGAAACTACTAATATGGAAACAAAAGTTCTTACAAGTGCAGCATTAGGAGATAATACATTATATTTAATTAATAGTAAAGGTAGAGTTCATATTGATTTATTAAAGGAAGTTCAAAGAACTCATAATTTAGAATCTTATAAATTAGATTTTATTGCTGAAAAATTTTTAGGAGATCATAAAGATGATGTATCAGCTACACAAATTTTTGCTTATCAAAAAATGGATGGTCATCATCGTGGTATTATCGCTAAGTATTGTGTTCAAGATTGTGTATTATTATTAAATCTTATTAAAAAATTAGATACGTGTTCTTCTAATATGGGTATGGCTAATGTATCTTTAATTCCATTTACATATATATTTTTAAGAGGACAAGGTATAAAAATTCAAAGTTTAGTAGGTGAATTTTGTATGAATGAGGATACTTTATTAAAAACTTTAGATAAATCTTTCTCTGATGATTCATATGAAGGTGCAGTTGTTTTACCTCCTACAGTAGGTATGTATTTAAAAGATGGTGGAGTAGGAGTTTTAGATTATGCGAGTCTTTATCCTAATTCTATGATTGGAAGTAATATATCACACGATACAATTGTAGAAAGTATAATGACTGATTATAAAAGTTTAGATGAAATTGAAAATCTTAAATTTGATAATATGAGAGAAGGTATTAAATTTGAAAATCTTTATGAATTAATAAAAGAGAAAAATAAAGAATTTACAGAAGATGATATTCAAAATTTAATAAAGGATATTCAATCAAAATATCATATATATCCTTTATATGATTCTATTTATATTCCTGAAATTAAAACAAGATTTGTAAGATTTATTAATTTTTATAAAATTTATAATAAGAAAAGAGATAATCCAAGTGGTAATCTAAATTTAAATATTAGAGGTTATAATTATGTATCTGTTTATTTTGATACTTATAAAGGAAAAGGAGATACAAAAAGAAAAAATGGTATTAAAAAATTAACTTTTGCTAATCCTATTAATACAGAAGAAAAAGGTATTATGTGTAAAATCTTAAAGAAATTACTATCACAAAGAAAACATATTCGAAAAGTTCTTATGCCTAATGAACCTGATGAATTTAAAAGAGGTGTTTATGAAGGTTTGCAATTAGCTTATAAATGTTCTGCTAATTCATTATACGGACAAACTGGTAGTTCTGTAAGTTGTATTTCACAAGTTGATTTAGCTTCATCTACAACTTCTACTGGAAGACAAATGCTTAGTCTTTGTAAATCATTCGCTGAAGAATATTTTGAATGTGATGTTGTTTATGGAGATAGTGTTGCTGGTGATGAACCATTAATTTTAAGAAATCAATATGGATTAATTGAAATTAAAACTATTGAAACTTTATCTAATGAATGGCAACCTTATGAAAATTTTAAACCTTTTGATACTATTACTTCTAATAGAAGAGATAAAGAAAAATCATTTGTAAATTATGAAGTATTTGCTAATAATAAATGGAATCCTATTAAAAAAGTTATTAGACATAAAACTAATAAAAAAATATATAGAGTTAATACACATTGTGGTGTAGTTGATGTTACAGAAGATCACAGTTTATTAAATGAAAATAATGAAAAAATTAAACCAAATGATTGTATTATTAATGAAACTAAATTATTACAAAGTTTTCCAGAATTTGATGAAAAACCATTACATTTAAATGAAATTGTTGAAATTTTATATCAATATGAAAATTATGATAGAACTCTTGATGAAAAATTAGCATTTATTTATGGCATGTTTTATGGAGATGGTTCTTGTGGATTTTATAATTGTAAATCAGGAGATAAATATTCTTGGGCAATTAATAATCAAGATAGAAGATTATTACAATTATGTAAACAATATTTAAAAGAAATTTTTACAGATAATGATTTTAAAATATTAGAAACTATGAAAAGTTCTTCAGTTTTAAAATTAGTTCCAAAAGGTAGTATTAAAAGTATGGTAAATAAATTTAGACCATTATTCTATGATAAAGATAAATTTAAAATTATACCAAATCAAATTTTAAATGGTAATCAAAAAATTAGATTAAACTTCTTTCTAGGCTATTATGCTGCAGATGGATATAAATGTGATAATACAAAAACTAAAAATATTTGTTTTAGTAACAAAGGTAAAATAGGTTCTTGTCAATTATATTATATATGTAAATCATTAGGTTATAATTCTAGTATTTGTATTCGTCCTGATAAATTAAATATTTATAAAATTACTTGTACATTAGCAAAACAAAGAAAACAACCAAATATTTTAAAGAAAATGATATATTTAAGAGACACAGAAGATGAATATGTTTATGATTTAGAAACACAAAATGGAAATTTTAACTGTGGTGTAGGTGAAATAACTGTAAAGAATACGGATTCTATATTTTTGAAATTTCACGACCACATTTTTGAAGATATAGAAGATAAACCTATTTTAGATGCTTTAAATCAAAAACTTACTAAAAAAATTAATTATGATGATAATACTAAAATTTCTAAAAGAATTAAAGGTTTAATTGAAGTTATGGATAAAACAGAAGGTAAAACTGGTTTGAAAATTACAATTTTAAGATGTGAGGTCTTGAGTGCTGAAATTGCACAATTATTACGACCTCCACACGATCTAGAGTATGAAAAGACATTTCGCCCGTTTTGCCTAATATCAAAAAAGCGCTATTTTGGAGACTTATTCGAAACTGATCCAGCTATTGGTAATCTAAAATATATGGGAATATGTTTAAAAAGAAGAGACAGTTGTAAGATTGTTAAAGATGCTTATATGATTGTTGTTGATACTATAATGAAAGAACGTTCAATTGACGCAAGTATTGAAAAACTTCAGAATAAATTATTAGAATTAATAGAAGGTAAAATACCAATTGAAGATTTAACAATAACTAAAACATTAAGAGGACATTATAAAAATAGAGGTATGATTGCTCACGCTGTTTTAGCAGATAGAATACAAGATAGGACAGGTGAAAAAGTTCCATCTAATACAAGAATTCCATATGTTTTTGTAAATGTTAAACAAAAAAGAGGTGAAAATTTAAAACAAGGTCAAAGAATTGAATTACCTAAATATGTTTTAGAAAATAAACTTCAATTAGACTATGAAGCATATATTAGAAATCAGATTATGAAACCTATTTTACAAATTTATGATTTAGAAATGAAATACCCTGATAGTATATTTAGAGATGTACTAAGAAAAGCATCAAATACTAAAACAAAAACTAATGAAATTACAAAATGGTTTCAACCTGCTGATAAAAAAGAAATTAAAGAAACTATTAAATTAGAAAAAGGATGTATTTTTATGATAAAAAAAGGAATTACAGCTAAAAAAAAATGTAATAAGGATATAGTGCCTGGAACAAATTATTGTGAGAAACATTGTAAAAAAGAAAAAATTGAAAATAAAAAAACTAATACTTTAAAATTTGAAAAATTATTAAAAGTTTAAATATTTATAATTTTAATATAATTTTAATATAGTTTTATTTTTTTATCATCATAAATCCAAAATTCAAAATCGTATCCTTGTTCTATACATGATTTCCCTTTAATCATATTTACTTCATAATTAGATTTCATAGTATAATTTGATTTTGTTTCAATTATTTTATTTTCACATTTAATATAACAATCAGCAAAATATCTATGTTTTTCATTATTATAGTCATAATCTACTATATATTGAGTTAAAATATCTTCTTCTTTATAACCTTGTTTAAATAATTCATCTAATGTATATGCTTCATCACCTTGAACTAAAATTATTTTACCACTTGGTAATGTATATTCTTTGGTTTTGTAAAGTGCCTTTATTATTTTATTAAACACTTCTTCATTTTGTGATGGATGACGAACACCAAAATTCTGTAAAGATGTTTCAGTAAATTTTTCTTTAAATTTATCTATTTGTAGTGCATGTTCTTTTCCATATTTATCTAACATAGTTTTTGTAAATTTATCTCTGTATTCTGGATGTTGAAAAATATGATTTACACCATATCTATCCATCATAGTATTTTTTTGTTTTTCTTTAAATTCATCAACTTGAGATACAAATTTAGCTCCATATTTATCTTGGCAAGTATTTTCTCTTGTTTGATTAATTCCATTTTGTCTATTAGGGTATTTTTCATTTAATATACTAATTGTTTCGTTTCTTTGTTGATTTATATTACTTTGTCTATTAGGGTATTTTTCATTTAATATACTAATTGTTTCGTTTCTTTGTTGATTTATATTACTTTGTCTATTAGGATATTTTTCATTTAATTCTTTAATCGTATTTTTTGTTTTTTCTTTAACTTCTTTACTTTTAGTTGCATGTGTTTCACCATAATTTTCTAAACAAGTTTTCATTCGTTTTTGATTACTTATATTTTTTTCTTCAATAGTTTTATTTTTAATAGTATTTTTTGTGTCTCTATTATTCTATTAGGTCTATCAGGATCTTCTTTATTTAATTTATCATTTGTACCTTTTATTTTTTGTTTAACTTCTTCTAATTCTGAAACATGCGAAACACCATATTTATCTTTATTTGTTTGTATTCGTTTTTGATTACTTTTATTTTTATCTTCTTGAGTATGTTTTTTTCTTGTATTACTTTGATTATTATTTTTTGTTTGTTACTACATTTTCTACATAATAATCCATTTCCTTCTTTTTTAATAATGTATTAATAGGTTTATCATTACATATTTCACCACAAATACATTTAAATATACAAATAGTTTCTCTATCAATGTTTTTTATATCTATTTCATTTAATTCTTCTATATTTTTATTATTAATTCTGTTGCTTTATCTTGAAAAGCTTGATTTTTTAATTCTAAAATATAATTTCTTGTTTTTTTCCCACCCGTAAAAATAAAAAAAATAATAAATCAATTTTAAATATTTTTTGATAAAACTTTTTTTTAAAAAGTTCCAATTTTAAATAAAATTATCTATATAATTTTTTTTTAAGAACCATGCTATAAATATACCAATTATAGCACCAACAATTAATTGTTCTATTGAGTGTTCATTCATATAATATTTTAAAAAACAAGCAGATAAAAATACTAATATTAATAATATTTTAGTTTTATTTGATAATTTATTAGTAAATATTAAATATGTAATTATAAATGCTATTACAGCACTTCTTGTAGATGGAAAACCATATCCCTTTTTATTTATATCTGGTCGTGGAAGTTTAAAAAAATTTTTCAATATTTTCACTACAACTATTGTTGTAATTATTCCAATACCTAATTTTGATATCTGTAAATCATTCATATATTATATATTATATTTAGATAATTTAAATAATTTAAATAATTTAAAATTGATTTTATTTATTAATATAAAATGATGAAATACAAGACAAATTATATTACAAAATTTAGCATATTACCTAAAGAAATTGAAAATAAAATTTTAGATAAAGTATTTATAGAACATAAATCATTTTTATATTGTGGTTATACAAAATGGCTTTTTAGTGAAGAATTACTTGATGCTCATGATGAAAGAATAATTAAATACTTTAACAATGCAATTAGTTGTTCTTTACCATTTAATTTAAAACTATTAAAAACACTTGAAGAAAAAAATAAAATAATACATACATTTAATGATAATACTAATCAAATATTATATATAGATAGTATAAGGATACTTAATTATATTTTAGATGAGAAAGTTCTAACTGTAGATTTAATTGAATTAAAATGTAAAAAAAATATAAGAAATTTTAAACTTGAAGATGCATTAATTTTGTTGATTAATAACATTAATAATGATATACAAATGTATAGTAAAAATTGGAATATACCAATTTATGAGTTTTATGAAGTATTAGGAAATTTAAAAGAAATATCTATAAAATATATTGATAATAAAATAATATTAGATTGGAAAATAGAATAATACTTAAAAAATTAAATGATACAATTTAGATAATTTTTTTATGTAAAATTGATTTATTAATAACTAAATTTTAAACATGTTTGACACACTTGGACAGAATATAGTTAATGAACTAATTATTAAACAACATTTAAATTTAGAAGAATTATTAAAATTAAGAATGAGTTCTAAAGTTTTACATAATTTTACTGATATTAAAGACAAGGATAATAACGAGTTTTTATGGAAATTTTACTATTTAAAAAATCAACTTCATAATTATAGAATTTTACCAAATAGTAAAAGAATTTGTCATACTAAATCTCGCGTAAAAGTGTTGTTTTATGAGTGGTATAAAAAAATATATACAGTTTGTACACTTTATAAAAATAATAATAATACAAGTATTGATAACCTTTTTAGTAAAAATTTTAATGATAAAGACATATATTTAAAAGAATTATTTACAGATTGCTATATTAAAAAAACTAAAATACATGTAGTACCTTCTTTAAGTATAGAAGATTTTTGGAAAAAAATAGGTTCACCATCAATTCATTTACATGATTATGATTTATCAACTTGTGGTTTTGAATGTAATAAAAAACCTATAAATTATAAATGCTTCTTTAATCAAATTGCAAAAAGAACTAAAACAAAATATAATAAATTTTTATCTTTAACACAAAATAAAAAAGAACTATGTAAAAATAGAATTTCTAATATAAAACAACAAATTACTGAATTACAAAATCAAGAACATGAAGAAAATAAAAAATTATTAAAAATTAATAATATACAAAAAAATAATGTACATTTGGAAGAGTATTTAAAAACTATAATTAAAAGAAAAAAAAAATAAAAAATAAAAACTAATAAATATAATATTTTATATATAACTTTATAATTTATGTAAATTTTTTATAAAATTTTCAGTTTGAAAATTATTAATCGTATTTTTTTTGTTTTTCTTCATTTATATATTGTAATATAATTTATATTTACTTTTTTAAGTTCATTATTAATATTATTTTCCATAATAAAATAAATAAATCATTTTTACTATTAATAATCATCATTTACTAATTCTATACTATTTCTTATACTTATATCATTAGACCAAAGATTATTATTAATATTTTCAATACTTTCATTTTTTATATCTTCAATATTTTTCCATTCAATACCTTCATTTATCATTAAATCTTCAAGGGTATAATCTACTTTAAATAAATATGAATAATCTTCCGTTATTGTATCTAACACTATTTTGCGATCTAGATTATATCTTATATTTATATAATTATACCAACTATTCACATCAATATCTTGAATACTTGAATTTTTTATATTTTCAATATTTTTCCATTCAATACCTTCATTTATCATTAAATCTTTAAGGGTATAATCTACTGTAAATAAATATGAATAATCTTCCGTTATTGTATCTAACACTTTTTTTTTTTCTTCATTCGCATATTTAATAGTAGCATCATAACTTATTTGTTGT